GATATTGTGCTTCCATCGGCGATCCCGGCGCTCCGGCTTACCTACTTCCGGTTCTGGCTCCGGTTCCGACATTTGCTTCTCCGGCGCGGGTCTCGGCACAGACGCCGGAATCTCGATCCCGCGCTCGGTCGCCGTAGGGATCATATCCAGCCTGCCGGCTCTCAGGTAAGCAAGCTCGACGTCTGTCAGCCGGTAAGACACCACTTGGCCAGCGCCGAAAGTGCTCTCTCGCTTGCGATTCGGAATTGGGTAACTCATTCGCTTCTCACCTTCTCGATTCTGGCCTTAACGGCCTGCATTAGCTCTTCTTGGCCCGCAGCTTTGCGCTCCAGTGCCGTGACGGCCTCCTCGTCCATCGTCCCCTCGGCCACCAGCCGCATGACGACGATTCGGCGGGTCTGCCCCTGCCGATATATCCGTGCGTTCGCCTGCTGGTCCTCCTCCAGGCTCCAGATTTGATCGAACCATACGACTGTCTGGCAGCTCGACTCCTGCAAGTTGAGTCCATGGCCGGCTGACTTCGGATGCAGGCAAAGCAGCGGGATTTCGTCATTGTTCCAAGCTCGGATGTCTTCGTTTCCGTCTTTCCCTTTCCGCAGCGTCCACGCCTGCGGGAATCGCTGCTGTATCCGGTCCAATGAGTGCTTGAAGTTGTAAAACACCATGACCGGCTTGCCTTGCGCCGCCTCGATGATGTCCTCCAGCGCGTCCAATTTGGCATCATGGATGTGCTTGACTCCTCTCACCTCGTCGTACACAGCGCCAGAGGCCATCTGCAGCAGTTTGTTCGACAGGACAGCCGCCGTTTGGGCGACGACATCAGCGTCCGCGTACGGCAGCAGCAGATCGCGCTCCAACTTCTTGTAGAGTTCCCGCGCTACCGTCGACATCTTGACGGGGACGGTCCGGTCGATCCGCTCCGGCAGTTCCAACCAATCCTCGGCCTTCATCGAGACAGCGACGTCGGCGATCGCCTCGTAAATCCGCTGCTCGGCCTCTTTCTTCTGCTTCCACTCGTAGACCACATGGCCGCTGCGGGCGCCTGGTGTAAAGTACCGATCGCGGAAACCGGTGATCGTCTTGCCCAGCCGCTCGCCTTGATCCAGGAGGTAGATCTGCGGCCAAAGGTCCATTAGGCTGTTCGGCGCCGGCGTCCCGGTCAGGGCGACCAGGCGCTTGATAAACGGTCTAACCCGTCGCAACGCTTTGAAGCGCTTAGCTTGCGGATTCTTAAAACTGCTCGACTCGTCAACGACGACCATGTCAAAAGGCCACTTACTGCCGTACTCGCTGACCAGCCATTCGACGTTCTCACGGTTGACAACCCAGATGTCTGCCTCGGCTTTTAGCGCCCGCCGGCGTTGTTCGGTGGAACCCAATACCTTGCTGATCCGCAAATGCCGCAGATGATCCCATTTTTCGATTTCCCGTGGCCAAGTGTCCTCCGCCACTCGAAGCGGCGCGATCACCAAGACACGGCCGGCGTCAAAATAATCGTTCAGCAGCAGATCAATCGCGGTCAGGGTTGAGACCGTTTTACCCAAGCCCATCTCCAACAGCAGCGCGATATAAGGCGTGTCCAGAATCCGTTGCGTCGCATACTGCTGGTATTGGTGCGGCTTATACTTCATATCCGAAGATCTCCTGCAAAAAGAGTTGAATGTCCTGATTAGATTTCAGGAGATACCACTTCGCGCCCCGTTCCATAAGCTCTCTCGCCCGTTTCTGCTGAATCGGTTGAAGCTTTCCGTTTGGCGCCTTCATTTCGACAAAGACAACCTTCCCATCCGGCGCGACCACAATCCGGTCAGGCACGCCCGCCGTTCCGGGAGAGGTGAACTTCCAGCAAAGTCCACCTCGTTTCTCAACTTCATGAACAAGTTTACTTTCCAGTGTGACTTCCTTCGGCTTCTTTTTGGCGTCTGCCAAATAATACTTCCAACTTGCCAAGAATACGGTCATAACACCCTCAGGGGCATTTAATTGCTTAAGACGCTCGCGGATCTTCTCTTTATCTGACTCTTTCGGAAAGTCCGGGTCGGAATGAACGATTCGTGCTAAACGTCCACCGTTTCCGGTTTCACCTAAATACCGTCCTACCCAAGTCTTGTAATCTTGCATTAGCCTCACCTCTCACCATGTGCAGATCGTGCACACGCACGCGTACTGTACGTATTTTGCGGTTTAACTATATAGCCGCAACATTGCTCATATAGTTAATCAACATTTTTTACTTTAAGAAGAAATTACTGCTTCAACTGCTTCAAAGCGGCTTAAAGCCTTGATGTAATTGGATTGTTGCGATCCAGTAAGGTCGATTTTTCTGCGTCATTCATTGCTTCGATTGATTCAATTAGTGATGCAGTTGATGCAGTAGCGAATCAGTGAATTTCGACCTTACTGCACACGATCAAAAGCTGTCTGCTGTCCGTATCCAGGTATACGAACGCGCCCCTTGACCTCTCGCCATCCTGGGATACGCCGCATGATATCGCATATTTCCTTAGCCTCCCAGGGACGCATATCACCTTTACGTTTACCCAAACACTCTGTCCAAATCTGGGAGGCACAGACACGCTGTCGCTTTCGCCCTGTCGGTCTATCCAATTCGTCGGTTTCTTCCGACTCTAACCAGTCCTGAATGAGACCGACACGCGGGTCGTCTTCCATATGAAGGCCTTGAATCTTTTTGGCCTCGGCGTCCACTTCCGGAGACAGCTCCAGATTCTCTCCGTTCTGATAGGCGATTAGTGCTTCCGCCCAGACCTGACCGATCTCGTAATCCGTCAGATGCGTAAATACGCTCTTCGTACGCCGCTCCGGCTCCACTGCTACGGGCCAGAATCGCCGATTCCCGGTCGGGTCTTTAAGAAAGTTCCAGTTGTTGGTTGTTCCGAAAAACACGCATTTTCGCGGGAAATCGGTAACGACTCTGTCGTAGGCTACCCGGTACTTGTCGCTACGTTTGGTGATAAACTGTTTGATCTCGTCAACTTCTGCTTTCGACATTGCAGCCAGTTCACCGAACTCGAAAATCCAAGCCGATTGCAGATGTTCCCCGGCCTCTTTGGTGTCGAACGTTTTCAGCGAATCGCTGAACCAGCGCCTCGCCATCATTTGAATGATCGTGCTTTTATTGGCGCCTTGCGGACCCACCAACACAAGCATGTAGTCGAATTTGCATCCCGGCTCATAAAGGCGCTTGACTGCGGCAACAAACATTTTCCGTGTGACCTCACGTACATACGCGGTATCGGCCGCCCCCAAGTAATCAATAAAGAGCCGATCTAGCCGCTCCACGCCATCCCACTTCTGTGATTCCAAGTAATCGATGATTGGGTGAAAGCGGTTCTTCCGAGTAACCTCGGTAAACGCCTTTTTAATAGTGGCAGAGGAGCTGATCTTGAAGACCTTATTGAACCAATGGTCTCGTCGATCGTCGTCTTCTCCGAGCCACGGCTCATAATCTTCATTTGGTCTCAAGCGACCGCGCCACGGTAGTGGCTTCCGAATGACCTCTGTATTACCGAAGGCGTCGAAAGCGAGAACCCCTTTCCATACGCCATTTGACAGAATTAATTCTATGTTTCCTGCCGTAGGTAAAACCGTACCAGTTTTCGGATGCCTCTCCAGCTTCTCCGTCCAGCTGTCATCCTCCGGCTCGTCGTCTTCCGCGTCGAACGCCTCGGACATGTCTGCGAACTCCGCCTGCATCTCAGCTGCGGCCAGGCGCTTGACCTCCGGCAATTGGATCGCCCATCGCTCCATGGCCAGGTGACTCGGCTTTTTGGCGTCTGGCGTGTGATCCTTCACACGCTCATCGAGATGGCCGAATTTGTGAACCCGGACGAGGTCGAACAGGTTGTACGTCCGGCCGTCGGCGACGGGGTCGCTGTCCTGATGCGAGTAAGCCAAGTCCTGATCCGGGTAAATCTCAAGCCCGTTCGCAGATGAGCCGCCCACGTAGGTGTACCGGTTAGCCATCGTGCCGGGGATGTAGACGTCCGAAAGGAACGTGTCGATGCCTTCCTCGATCGTAAACGCCCGGCAGAACAGGCCGATTGTCCCGAACTTCTCCCGCGGGTCCTGCGCCTTCGTCGTCGCCGTCCGGAGCTCCTTTTTCTCCTCCGGATGCCGCGGCCAGGCGGAAACGTCCGTCCAATCGTCGTATTGCGCAAGCACTTCGTCCACGTCGACCGGATCGCCCTCGTAAACCTCCAGCACCGGTTCAGCGTCCTTGCTGCAGCTTGGCAGGTACATGAGCCTATGGACCTGGAACGTCGTTTTGTCGAAATAGTGCATTCCGATCTGCTCCGCCAGCTTGCGCGCCGCGGCGGTGTACTCATCCGGGCTCATTGCCCGATTCGCCGGCGCGATGAGACGATACTTCGGCTTCTGCGGCCGGTGGCTGTGTGTTGAGTAAACGACATAGGCCCGGCCCCCGAGAACGAGTTCAACGTTAAACAGGAAATCATCATCCGCAAAGTCGGCGTCCAGCGTGATGAGGCTGCGGGTGTCGACGTTCTCCTTTTTCCGCCGGCCGCCGCGGACGAGCCCGCCGACGAAAGCGGGTCCGTCCTTGACGCGCTGCTTCTGTGCCACGTTCATCTTGTCGTACTGTGCGATGGTCTCGTTCGTCCGCCGGACCTTACGAAGCCGGTCGACGAACTCATCCCAAGTCAGGTATTCGACCTTCCAAGCCGTGTCGGCGCGGTGCTTGCCGAAGCTAATATCAAGTTCCATCGCCGCCACCCTCTAGCTGTTTTATCAAGCGGTCAAGATACCATCGCGCCTTTTTCAGATCCTCCAGGCCGTTCTTATGCGGAGCCCGGCTTACGTATTTGAGCACATTCCCTCGGCAAAATCCGGCAAATTCTTCTGGGGCCAGTTTTGCGAGTAAATAGTCAATTGTTTCAATGCCGCCTGCCGTGTAATGTGCCGGCCGTTCAACAGGATCGTGCATGGCCTTCCACCTCCTCATCCGAGCATTGCTTCGAACGCTTCATCCACCGCCATTCGCAGGTTATTGACCGCGACACGGTAATAACTTTCCTTGAGCTCCACGCCGACGAACCGCCGGCCCATCTTGATCGCCTGATAGCCCTCGCTGCCGATGCCGGCGAACGGGCTAAATACGATATCCCCCGGGTTGCTCCAGAGCTCCACGCCGCGAGCGATCACGTCGAGCTGCAGCGGGCAAATGTGCTTTTCGTCTTTTTCGTCCCGGGCGGATTTGTACTGGAGCGTATTCGTCTCCCGGATGTCCATCCAGACCGGGCTGGCGTACTTCTGCCAGATGAACACGGACCTCCACATCTCGAACGGCCACGGTTCGCGGCCCTCTGATCGCACTTTTTCGGCGTGACGCTCGTAAGCCTCGCGGCTGACGTCGAGCCCTTCCCCGACGAACTCCTCCAGCATGCCTTCGATCGGCTCTGGGTTGACGCCGGGCTTGCGCATTGTTACAAGGTAATCCGGAATGCCCTGCCGGCTCATGGCGCTGTCCTTGACGACCTGCTTATGGAGCAGCCCCAGCGCCT